CCTTTAATAAAATCTCCTGATAAAAAGTTTCTTAGAACTTTAAAAGCTAAAAAACTATCATCTGTCACCGAATGCGTAAACTTGATTCAAAGCACACCCTGGGAAATTAACGATCAAGTTTTAGACACTGTTAACTGGGTTTGGGACAACAATGTAATAACTAAAGATCTTCCGGCAAGAGAAGACGAACAAGTACCTACTTATCCAGAAGATGCCAATGAAGACCGGAGTATAAGAGATCGGTGGGCTAGGTTGGCTAGTGGAGTGCATCGTAGGAATCTTTCAACAAGAAGCAAGCGTATGCTGACTTCTAAGATAATCTACTTAGCTAATAAATTCCAAGGTGAGCGTTTGTTTCTACCTACTAATTGTGATTTTAGGGGAAGAGTATATTATATTCCTACGTTTTTAAATCCTATGGGTTCTGATATCTGTAGAGGTTTGTTGAGGTTTTGGAGAGAAGAAAAAGTACGCAACAAAAAAGAAGCTAAGTGGTTAGCAATTCATGGATCTAATTGTTGGGGAAACGACAAGGTAAGTTTGGACGAACGTGAAGAGTTTTCTTATTCTCAAAAAGATCAGATACTTAGAATAGCTGAAGACCCTAAAAGTAACCTTGAATGGTTAAATGCTGATGCTCCTTTTTCTTACTTAGCATTTGCATTCGAGTTCGCAACTTTTCTTAAGGAGGGCAAAGTTAAAACTAAATTGCCTTGTATGATGGATGCGACTAACAACGGTCTTCAAATTCTTTCAATTTTAACTAGGTGTGAGTACGGTTGTCTGTCTACTAACGTCTTACCAAGCGACATAGATAAACCCGAAGATATATACAACACTGCAAAACTACGTGCTGAACATTACATGCGTAAAGACGCAAAAGAAAACCATCCATATGCTCAAGTTTGGATTGATTATGGTATAGATAGATCATGTTTAAAAAGACCATGCATGACCTGGAGTTATGGACTTACTAAGTATTCTTGTAGACAGTACATTACTGACTGGTTTGAGGCAAAGATTCACGCAGATGGTTGCCCTTCCCCTTTTGATCTTAAAAATTATTACAAGGCTATTCATTACCTTTCTGAAATTGTATGGAGAAGCATAGAAGAAATTTTAGATCTACCAAAACAGTGCATGAACTGGCTGCAAAAAGTTTCTAAAATTGTAAGCAATCAAAACAGGCCAATAAAATGGGTAACTCCTAGTGGTTTTCCGGTTAAGCAGGGATACACTAAATCTAAAGTGTCTAAAATTAGGACTCATTTGAGTGGCGAGATATTGCATATAAACTACAAAAAACATTCTTCTATCATAGACACCAAGAAAAATGCCCTAGGAATTTCACCAAATTTTGTACACTCTTTGGATGCGACTCTTTTACACAAAACAGTTCTCAGTTGCTGCAATGATTCTGATAAAGATATCTATGATTTCTCTATGGTTCACGACAGTTTTGGCACTCATTCAAACAAAGCTGAAGTGTTAGGTAGGTGCATTAGAGAACAAGCTGTTGATTTATTTAAGGATGACCTTTTATTAGATTGGCTTAATCAACTTAAAACCCAAAACCCAGATTTAGAATTTCCTGATCCACCAACTTATGGGTCAGCGGATATATCCTTAATAAAGGACAGTCCGTACTTCTTTTCCTAAAAACGGAAAACTTAAAAATAATAATAATAAATAAAGAAAGAAAAAATAAAATGGCAAAAATGAAAATAACTCCAGAAGGCGTTTTTAGTTACCCGAAGTTGATAACTCCAGACACTAAGTTTAATGACGATGGTGAGTACAGTTGTAAGTTGCATGTATCTGAAGAGGACTTTAACAAATTCTCTAACTTGATACAGCCGGAAGTTGACGCAGCATATGAAGCTGAATGTGTTACTAAAAAGAAAAAACTAAAAAGAGTTACCTCTAGTCCAATCAGGATCACTGAAGACGGTGATTTTGAAATATACGCAAAACAAAAAGCAAAAGTAAGGTCTGCTAAAACTGGTGAAGAGTATGAGTTTTCAGTGGCTCTTTATGATTCAAACGGACAACCTCTTTCCAAAGATCTTAAAATTGGTGGAGGAACTAAGGGTAAGTTAGGAGTAGAAGTCTTTACTTGGCATCAACCTGGAATTGGAGGATTTGGTTATTCTTTACGTCTAAGGTCTGCTCAAATTATTGATTTAGTTGAGTACAACGGTGAAGCTTCTGGAGGCTTTGAAGCTGTTAAGGGTGGATACGTTGGAGACTCGGAAAGTTTTAATGAAAGCACCGAAGAAAACCAAGAAGATACATCAACAGTCGTACCGTTCTAATTTTGAAAAACAAACCGCTCTCTCCCTGCAAAGGGAGGGAGTTGATTTTTCTTATGAGACTTTAAAAATTCCATATTTTAGAAAGCAGACTTACACTCCCGATTTTATTATAGGAGACATTATTATAGAAGCTAAAGGCTACTTTAAAAGTGTAGACCGCACTAAGCATAAGCTAGTTAAATCTCAAAATCCTAGCTTAGATATAAGATTTTTGTTCATGAATGCTCACGTAAAGTTGAGTAAACGTAGCAAGACTACTTACGCTAACTGGTGTGATCAGAATGGGTTTTTGTGGTGTCATAGGAGGATTCCAGACGAATGGATACATCCTTTATAGAAACTAACCAACCATGTCCGGATTGTGGAAGCAGTGATGCTTTAGCAATCAACGAAGACGGAAGCACTAAGTGTTTTAGTTGTGAAGCCTTTAATCCTAAAGGTGGTGGACAAGAGAAACTAAACCCTACTATGAAAAAACAAAATAACTTTGAATATTTAAAAGGGGAAGCCTCGCCCCTTCCGGCAAGAGGCATACACTTGGACACTTGTAAAAAATACAATTACAAAGTAGGCAAGAACGAAAAAGGCCAATGGGTACACATTGCAAACTACATTAATGATGATGGCAAGATAATTGGTCAGAAGATTAGAACTGAAGGTAAAGATTTCCAGATTCGTGGAAAAATATCTCATAGGTTTTATGGTCAGCATTTGTGGAAGAATGGAGGCAACAAACTTATTGTAGTTGAGGGCGAAATAGATTGCCTAACAATGAGTCAACTTCAGGCCAACAAATACCCCTGTGTTTCCATAAGTCAAGGCGTGGCTTCGGCTAAGACTTTGTTTAAGAAAAACATTCCTTGGCTTGAAAGTTTTAAAGAAGTCATACTGATGTTTGATGAAGATGAACATGGAAGGAAAGCTGTTAAAGAGTGTGTGTCTATACTTAAACCTGGAAAAACTTTTGTTGCAAGGCTATCCGGTAAAGACCCTAACGATTTACTTATGCAGGGTAAAGGGGAAGAAGTTGTTAAGGCTATGTGGGATGCCAAAAAATGGAGTCCTGCAAATATCATAAATGGTGCAGATTTATTTGAACGTATATCTACTATCAAAAGCAACGACTCAATCCCTTACCCTTTTCCTGGATTAAATTCTAAAACTAAAGGTTTAAGAAAAGGCGAAATCTCTCTGTTTTGTGCAGGTAGTGGTGTCGGTAAGTCGCAAGTATGTAGGCAGATTGCTCACCATTTACTGACAACTACTGACAAGAAAGTAGGATACATAGCATTGGAAGAGAACATAGAGCGATCCGGCCAAGGTATCTTAGGTTTAGAGTTAGGACGGCTTTTACATTTAGATCCTGTAGAGATCGATGAAAAGTATCATGAAGCCTATGACAAGACTGTAGGCTCTGGAAGGTTTTTTGTTTATGACCATTGGGGTTCGATGAACACTGAACAACTTCTTAACCACATCCGTTACATGGTTCAAGCGATGGGTGTTGAGTACGTGGTGTTAGACCATATCAGTATTGTTGTTAGTGGTATGAAAGAGTCTGAAATGGGCAACGAAAGAAAAGCTATTGATGTACTGATGACGCAACTTAGAGCTTTGGTTGAAGAAAGTAACTTCGCTTTAATATTAATCAGTCACCTTAAAAGACCGGAGGGTAATAAAGGTTTTGAAGATGGATTGATGCCTAACTTATCGGCACTCAGGGGGAGTCAGAGTTTAAGTCAGTTATCAGACATTGTTTGTGCTTTATCTAGAAATTTACAGGGAGAAGAAAAAAACATTACGAAATTAAGTGTTCTTAAAAACCGATTTAGTGGGGAGACTGGTTTAGCGTGTTCGTTAGAGTTCTGCCCCTTCACAGGAAAACTAACAGAAGTAGAAGTCAAAGGAGAATTTTAATGTGGATACTTCCAAAGCAACTATTAGACACCTTTCAATCTGCTCCGGTTACGAAGGAATTGGACTCGGCCTTAGAAGAATCTTCCCGAATATTACAGAAGTCGCTTTTCTGGAGAGGGAAGCTTATCCCTTGGGAGTCTTGGTTAAGGAAATGGAAAAAGGGCGGTTGGCTCCGGCTCCTATTTGGACGGATATTGCTACCTTTCCATTCGAAACGTTTCGAGGAAAAGCTCAAATCTGGAGCGCAGGATTTCCTTGTACCCCCTTCAGTGTTGGTGGCCTTCGCAAGTCGGACAGAGACGAACGACATTTGTACCCCTTCATCGAAGATGGCATTAGAAAGTGTAGACCTCCCATTGTTTTCTTGGAAAATGTCGAAGGAATCATCACAACAAAGACAAGTGAAGGAGAACCTGTTCTCAAATTTATCCTTAGAAGGTTGGAATCGTTGGGTTACATTAGTGAGGCAGGAATATTCTCAGCGTCTGAATGCGGAGGAGGCCACCAGAGAAAAAGAGTATTTGTATTGGCCTACGCCCACAGCGAGGGACTGGAAGGATGGGACAGCGAAAGCTTGCAAGAATACTCCAGTCAACTCTCTTCTGGGGAGGACGGTACACCACGCAAAGTACCTGCCCCAATCAACGAACCTCAACACCTTTGGGAAAGACCAAGAACTTTACCAACTAAATCCTGCGTGGACGGAACAACTTTTAGAGTTGCCGACCGGACTGACCGAACTCGTCTCTTGGGAAACGGAGTGTTTCCGAGAACAGCAGAAAGAGCCTTCAGAATACTCTCAAAAAAATTAACAAAAAGAATAAAGAAATGAAATATAAATACAACGTACTGATTAGCGACATAGAAACTAACGCTATAGATAACTGGCAGACACTTGAAGGTCTGAAAAAGATACATTGCCTTACTGTTATAGATCCGACTACTAACGATCTATACGAATTCAACACCGAAAAAGACAACGTAAGAGAAGGTTTGAGGATGCTTCAAAATTCTGAGTATGTATGTTTCCATAACGGCATAGGATTTGATGCACCTGCTATCCATAAGCTTTATGGTATCCGATTGAACAAGTTGATTGATACAATGCTTATGGGTAAAGTCTTGTTTCCTGACATATCTGATTACGATTCTAAAAGGGGAGATACTTTTCCTAAAAAACTTAGAGGATCACATTCTCTTAAGGCTTGGGGTTTACGGATAGGAGTACACAAGGACGAGCATGGCGAGAGTGAAGACTGGGAAAACTTTAGTCGTGAGATGCAGGTTTACTGTAATCAGGATGTACGCACCACATTCGCTTTATATAAGCACCTTCTTCAACATAGTGTTTCTCCAAAATCTTTAGTTCTTGAGCATGAGTTTGCCAAGATCGTAAGAGTCCAAGAAATGAACGGTTTTCCTTTTGACGTAAAAAAAGCTGAAGAGCTAGCTAAAGAGTTGAACGTCAAGTCTGCTAAGATTGAAAAAAAGATGCAGCAAATCTTTGCTCCTAAAATCCAGGAGATGAAGAAACCTAAAGGTTGGACTGTAGAAGTTGAAGGTTTTGAATACACCGCAAAAACAAAATTAGAGCTTAAGGGGCAGTTAAAGAAAGCCGGACTAAAACAAACCATAGCTGACCTTGCAACAAAACTTGAGAACAACGTCAAGGTCATACCTTTTAACCCTAACTCGACTCAACAGTTAGCTGAAAGATTCATGGCTGATGGATGGGTTCCTAAGTACTTCACAGAAAACGGTAAACCTATTATTGATGACAAAGTTCTTAGATCTATAAACACACCGGAATCTCTCATGGCTGCTGAGTATAAGATGCTACGCAAACGACTATCACAACTTGCAGACGGTGGTTTTGGTTTTCTTAAAGTGGTGCAAGACAGTGGAAGGATTCATGGGTCAGTAAACACAGTCGGCACAATCACGTCTAGGTGTACGCACAATTCTCCAAATCTAGCTCAAATACCTTCTACAAGAGTTGACTACGGTGAGGAGTTTCGTGAACTCTTTAAAGCCCCTTCCGGTAAAGTGTTAGTAGGTTGTGATTTGTCCCAAATCGAATTGAGGTGTTTAGCGCACTACTTGCAACCCTACGACTCTGGAAAATACATTAGAGAAATACTTGAAGGGGACATCCACGAAGCTAACAGAATTGCTTCCGGTTTGGAAAAACGTAGTGATGCAAAAGTTTTCATCTACGCTCTTAATTATGGTGCAGGTGATATGTTGCTCGGTGAAATTGTAAACGGTGGAGTTAAAGAAGGGAAAGCTTTAAGAGCTAGATTTATGAGTAAGATGCCGGCTTTCGCAAAGCTTCTTAAAGACCTAAAGACTCAAATAGATAAGAAAGGCTTTTTAACAGGGATCGATGGAAGGAAACTTAAGTTTAAAGCTCACCATGTACTTCTTAATTATCTTCTTCAAAGTTGTGGGTCGCTTGCCATGAAACAAGCTATAATTGAATTTGCATTGGCTGCTGAACATCCTTATGAGATACACGCCAACGTTCATGATGAGGTGCAATTCTCATGTCTTGAAGAACATGCAAAAGATCTCGGCAGGACTTTTGTAGCTTCAATAGAAAAAGCAGGAAAAACTTTAGGCATCAAATGTCCACTTGATGGTGAATTTAAAATTGGTAAAAACTGGGCAGAAACACATTAATATGAGTACAAAACAAACAGCAGTAATAGATGGAGATATGATTGTTTATCGGTCAGCGTTTAGTTCTGAAAAAGAATGTCAATGGGATGAAGACATTTGGACACTTCAGACTTCAATTTCAGACATGAAAAACATTGTAGATGAAACAATGAATTCAATTTTAAGAGACACAGAATGTGATGACTACATTGTAGTGTTTTCTGACAAGACAAACTTTAGGTATGAAATATTCCCTGACTACAAAGCTAACAGAAAAGGAAAAAGAAAACCTCTAGCTCTTAAAGAGATAACAAAATGGGTATTTGAAAACCATAAAGGAATTTGTTGGAAGAACTTAGAAGCTGACGATGTCGTTGGTATGCTTTGTTGCTCTAATTCTAATTATGTAGCAGTCAGTGGAGATAAAGATTTCTACACGTTGCCTTGTGTTTTCTTTAACTTTCTTAAAGGCGAGACTAGCAATACGAGTCTTGAAGAAGCTAACTACAACCATCTTGTACAGTCGATGTCTGGAGATACGGTTGACGGTTTTTCTGGTGCTTCTGGAATTGGCCCTAAGACTGCTCAAAAACTCTTAGACAAAAATGGAGCAACTTGGGAAACCGTTGTGCAAGCTTATGAAAGTAAAGATCAGACAGAAGAAGAAGCTCTACTGAACGCTCAACTCTCTTACATTTTAAGAGATGAAAAAGAATACAATAAAAAGAAAGGAACAGTAAATTTATGGAAACCACAAAAGCAGAAGTAATAGAAAGAACGACTTTACCAGACAGCGGTAAGAGGTCAGAGTTCGAGACAGGCAGCGTTAGAGACGCTTGCGAAGGCAAAGGAATCCCTTCACTAATTCCTGTATCTGCTTTGCGCTCAGTCGCAAAAAGGTTTGAAGATGGCGCAACTAAGTACGGTAGGGACAACTGGAAAAAGGGACAACCACTTAGTAGATACGTTGACTCAATTAACAGACATCTTTGGGATTATCTGGATGGTTGTACAGCAGAAGATCACTTAGGAGCAGTCATCTGGAATAGCATGTGTTTACAGCAAACAGACCAATGGATTAGCGAAGGTAAATTACCCCCTAATTTAAGGGATATATAATTTGTTCGGGTATAGGAGGACTAAAACATGAAAAATGGCAAGAAAAAGTTTATCCCTTAGAAAAGAACACAAGTCAAAAAAAGGTGGCCTAACCAAAAAAGGTCGAGACTATTATAACAGAAAAACAGGTTCTAATCTTAAAGCCCCACAACCACAAGGAGGTTCTAGGAAGAAAAGCTTTTGTGCAAGAATGTCGGGAGTCAAGGGGCCAATGAAGGATAAGAAAGGTAAACCTACAAGAAAAGCTTTAGCTCTTCGTAGGTGGAAATGTTAAATAATCATGAGTTTATACGAAAATATACACAAAAAAAGAGAACGAATAAAACAAGGAAGCGGAGAAAAAATGAGAAAACCTGGAAGCAAAGGTTCGCCTACTGCTAAAAACTTTAAAAACGCTGCTAAAACCGCAAAAGGTCGAAGCAAACTTAAAATTAAAAAGAAGAAAAGTTATTAATGGATAGAAGTTTTCCTGTAGTTTCTGACGAACTTGTAAAGTCTTTGGATGAAGTTTTTCCGGCTAAAGAGTTTAGCCCTAAAGATGATTTAAGAGATATGGATTATTACTACGGCCAACGAAACATTGTAAATTTTTTAAGAGCTAAAAATGCTGAACAACAAGAGAATATTTTAACAAGAGAATAATATGTGCTTATCAAGACCTAAGATGCCGTCACAACAAGTGATCAACCAACCTGCACCTTTACCTCCACCGCCTCCAACAGAGCTTGCGGAGGAAGTTGTAGATAAAAAGAAAAAAGATAAGCGTAACATAAACAGGAGAGGAGCTTCTTCTCTGACAATCAGAAGACCTTCAGTCAACCTTCCAAGTGGAGGGAGCGGAGCAAACATCAATTACTAATATAGAGAAAACTTATGTATTCAACAAACATCAATCTAAGCACTGCTAGTCCGTCCGAATCTTATTGGGATGGAAACGGAAATGGCACTTTAGACGCTACAACAACACCCAAGATAAGCCCATTAAAAGGGGGAACTTATTGTTTCCTGGCTTCTGGCGCTATCCCTGCAAGTGGATGTACAATAACACTTCAACAGAAGGTTGGAGGCACTTATGTGGATGTAGGTGATGATGCGGTTCTTACAGGCGCAGGAGGATGTGTATTCACTACCTCTCAATCTGACGTAAGAGTTGTAGTCGCAGGAAACAACAACGCCACAAACAGCATAGATATCGTAATAGCACCAGTAAGCTAAAACACCTTTAAAACATGGCTAGAAAACTAGTAGCGAACCAAGACAATACCTCAACAAGCTCACTCACTGAGCCTCTTTCGAGAGCAGTCGCAAGACCAATCTTCGGTGAGAATGTTCTAGCCATTGACTATAACTTTGCTGAGAAAAAGATACTCGATGACGATATCACTTTCAGCAGGGCTTCGGGAGCTACTCAGACAAACAGCGAGGGTAAGGTGGCTTATGCTCCTCATAACCTTGTTCCATATTCTGAAGACATTGAAAATAACTGGGTAAAATTTGGCTTTGGAGGAGTAACACGAGCGCTTGTTAGCTCACAAACTGATCCCTTTGGAGGTACGGACGCTACTAAAATAGTTCTTTCTAATTCTGATACTTCAACTGGTGGACAGCTTTTCACAGGAGAGTTTAGTGCGGTTCAAAATCAAGTTTATGTGCTGTCAGTTTATTTGAAAGGTCAGAACGGAGGAGAAACTGTACAAATAGATTTTAGGAATCAAGGATCAACTGGTATTGCAGGATCTTCTGTTACGCTCACAACTGAATGGCAAAGGTTTTCAGCAGTATTTACGTCTGATGCAACTGCCACAAGAGGATTGCAACTTAGACTTCTTGGGTCAGCATCACATCAAGACTTTTATTTCTTTGGCGCACAAGTAGAGAAGACTTTCGATTCAAGCGCAACAACTCCAAGCACATACAACAAAACCTCTGGAGCAGCCTATCAAGGGCCTCGCTTCGACTACGACAAAGACGGAAACAGCAAGGGGCTTTTGATTGAAGAAGGGAGAACTAATTTACAAACACACTCTAACTCATACTCAGGGACTAGCCAAGATGAAATAAACATCGAAACTCCTGTAAATAATTTTGCTATATCTCCATCAGGAGCCAGAGATGCTGTTAGATACGAATGCACTTCTACAGGGTCGGCGGCTAGGCATGAAATATATACAAGGGCAGCAGAGACAAGCGGAACGACTTACACTGAAAGTGTTTACGTAAAACCTTTTGGATCAGTAACAAGAATTACAGGATCTGAAGGAGGAGGAGCTTCGACTGCTGCTTGTTTTGATTTAACTACAGGTCAAATCGTTTCAGTCTCAGGTCTTAGTGCTACAAATTCTTCGATAACAGCTTGTGGTAATGGGTGGTACAGAGTTTCTGTAACTTATGTTAGTCCTGCAACCAACGCTGATAACTACTTTTATTGGGCGTTAGGGGATGAAGCATCAACTACTAATGGCTCCGCTATCTTTGCTAACTTTAACCCAACAAAAGGAAACGGAGTTTATTTTTGGGGTAACCAAAGAGAAGCAGGTTCCTTCCCAACATCGCTCATACCAACCTACGGATCTTCTGCAAGTCGTTCTGGAGATTCAGCAGTCGTTTCTGGTCTTGCGTTTAGTAGATTCCACAAAGATGCCAAAGGTGGCTCTTGGGTCGTTGAAGCTGAAGACATAGGCGATCAATTATCTACAAGCGACCAAGCAGCCGTTATCAAGGTGCATGAAGCAGGAAACACTTTCTTGGGATTAGGAAAAGGCTTCGGTGGAGGAGTTCTCAATCGTCCTGCAATTTGGTACAAGGACGGAATAGCAGGTGGTGATATGATTTACAATTCCAACTTTGGAAATTCATCACAGACAATAGACAAGAACGTTTCTTATAAATTAGGCGTTGCTATTGATGTTGATAACGCAGCTTGGATAATGAATGGACATCTTCTTGGCGTTAGTCAAAGAGACACCTCTGTTCCAAGTCTTTATAGTCCAACGGAATTGAGAATCGGCACTTCAATAGGGCATGAACTCATGGGTCACATACGAAGAGTTCGTTACTTCAATAAAAGAATTTCAGATGCTAAGTTAGTAAAAGAAACAAATACAGACTTTTTGCTTAACAAGTATCAACACGTTAAAGCGGCCCACTCTTTGCGCCAATTAAAAGAGGAGAACACTAACAGCCCTGTCACTCGCATCAGAAGAGAATACGATAGCTTCGAGGCAGACTACACAGCAGCCCAAGTTTCCAATGGCGAGTTAGAGAATGATTTTAAATCCGAGAAGCAAATTACGTTACCACTCGATGTTTCATGTGAAGCTACTGAGTTGGTAGTTAATGGAGACTTTTCAGCTAACAGTGATTGGAATGCCACGACAGCAGGGACTTGGGCGATTGCAAATGGAGTTGCCAGTAAGACTGGGGTAGGATCAAGATTTACTCAACAAATTCCTACTGTTAAAGGCAGACAGTACAAAGTGATTGTTGAAATTTCGAGCCGTTCAAATGGTCAAGCATCTATCTATTTTGAAGGATCTTATAGTTCCGACATTTCATCAGCAGGGATTCTCGAATACACAGGTGTGGCTACTGATAACTCCACGCAGATCGGCATCTATGGAAACTCAGGGTCAATCTTTAGCGTAGATTCTATCTCAGTCAAAGAGGTCAACCCAATAGCAACTGGCTTCAGCACTCGTAAGATCAATTCGAGTTACACTGGAAAGGCGATGCGTTGCAGGAACCAGGGAAATGTTGAAGTCGAGGTAGGCTTTGATTCTAACGATGAGATAAGCCTGAGTAGTCCTGTTACAAATACAAGTCAGAATTTGATTCCCTTCTCTGAGGACTTTAGTGAGTGGAGTAACGCACGTACATCCGCAGGTTTGGCAGCAGGAATTACAGATCCATTCGGAGGAAATAACAGTTGGCTAGTAACACAGACAACAGCATCAGGTGGTTCAGGCTCAATATTTAGCAGCCAACATCTATCGTCATCCAAGTATTACACTTTGAGTGTATATGCTAAAAAGAAAGACAAAGATTTTATAGTAATTTATGACACTAGTGCGACTAGAACTTATTTTAATTTAGCCAATGGAACTGTAGGGACTGTAGGAGCTAATCAAAGTAATGCAACCATAACTGCTGTAGGTTCTGATGGTTGGTATAGGGTCAGCACTGTCTTCAAACCTTCTGGATCAGGAACACAAAATGTAGCTTTTTACTTAGCTGATTCAGATAACAGTACAACAGTAACAGCGAGTGACGGAGTATATCTTCACGCTGCGCAGCTTGAGGAAACACAATACGAGTCCACACCTTCTGGAAATGAGTTGGTAACTAATGGAACTTTTGATACCGATGGATCAACTTGGGGTGGGGATAGTTCTAGTGGTTGGTGGAATATTACTAACCCTTCAAATTCATCTATAAGTGATGGACAAGGAGTTCTCGATTCTTCCACAGGATCGACAGATGCTCGTCAACAAGTTTCAGTAACAGCAGGTAAATCCTACCAAATCAGCGTGACCATGAGTAAGGAGTCAGGAGGTGCAGGTGTTTTCTATATGTCTGACGGAGCTAATTATAGTTATGCGTTTGGTCAATTTAATGCGACAACTACTGAAACGACTTTTACAAAAATAGTGATTCCAACTCAAACCACACTTAGGCTGTACGCTTACGCCCCTAGTAGTTCGGGAAAGACTTTCTATGACAACATCTCAGTCAAAGAAATATCTCCAGTCCTTCAGACCTACGCCCAGACACCAGTAATATTAAACGATGGCTCGAATACAACTGCGACTACTCTTGGAGAGTTCAGTGGAAAAGAGAATTTGTTAGATTATTCTGAAGATTTTTCTAATAACTTTTGGTCTAAAATCGACTGCACAGCAGTAGCTAGTAATGTTGCTGATCCTTTTGGTGGAACAGGGGCTTATAAAATTACTGAGACAGGTACTAATTCTCACCTAGTAAAAACATCAGTTGCTACAACAGGTCAGGTAAAATCAATTTATGCAAGGACTGTAAGCGGTACTGGAGTAGTAGATGTGTTAGGAGCGAACGGCCCAAAATATAAAGTAACTTTAACTGAAGAATGGCAGAGGTTTGATTTTGTTGTAGATACATCAGAAGGAGGAGGTAATCATGTTTATGGAGTAGACTTTAGAAACAGCAATACAACTCTTACTGAAGTTCTTTTGTTTGGCGCACAGCTAAACACCAACTCACTCAAGGACTACCAGAAGACAACAGGCACAGCCCTCACAGGCGATGTTAATGTCGTGAATTGGTATGACCAAGCAGGAGGCGAAGATTTTGTAAACGCTACAGCAGGAGAGCAACCTCGTATTGTTATGGGGAGCGAACTCGTTACCGATAGCGGTGGCAAGGCTTCTGTTTACTTTGATGGAAGCGAAAGAATAAACAACGATACTCTTTCGGGACAAAACAGATTGGATTCTTATTTTATTCACGACACGAGTGACACTTTGTTTGCATACCCTAGCAGTAGAAATAATTCCACGAGATATGGGCCTTTTGCAGCAAACGGAAGTGGAAGCTCCTCAACTCATTCAAATTATGGAACGCCTTCGTTTTATTTTAATGGAAGCCTTCAAACTATCGGAGGCAGGGATGCTTATCACGACAACGCCACAGGACACAAACTGATAACACATCAAAGTGCATCTACATCGACTTGGTCACAATTTAGTATTGGTATGGGGCAAAGTGCTGATTGGGCATTCACAGGAAAAATATCCGAGATGGTATTCTTTCCTAACATGGATTCATCGCCAAAGCGGTTCCCAATCGAGCAGAATATGTTGAGGCATTTTGATGTGAATCTTGTGACTAATGGGACTTTCGATACAGATACAGATTGGACTAAGGGTACTGGATGGACTATAGCTAATGGTATAGCTAGTCAATCAGGCGGTGTAGGTCAGTTATCTCAATCGGTTAGCGTTGATTTTAATAAAAAATATTTATTTGAATTTGATGCGATTGTAACGGCAGGGACTTTAAAAATAGCAGCAGGGGTAACTGCGCCAGTTCAAACTTTTACTCAAAGTGGTCACCAATCTTTTGAACTTGCTTTTGCAGGAAACGCAATGTTATACATTCTTGGAGACTCTTCATTTGCAGGATCTATCGACAACGTAAAAATACAGGAAGCAGGAGTCTCTGGCTACGTAACTAAACTTTTTGACCAGACAGGAAATAACAACCATGCCCTTCAGTCGACTGCTGCTAATCAACCTCAGATTGTTAGTGGAGGTGATGTTCTAACAGCAGGAGGTAAACCTGCAATGGAGTTTGATGGCACCAATGATTACTTGCCAATAGCCTCTGACTTTAACGATAACTTAAATCTAAACAATATTTCAAGCTCTGTTGTTTACCAACCTTCAAACACAACTCAACAAGGTATGGTGCTATTCTTAGGAGGTAGTTCGGGAGGCAACAAAAGGTGGTATAGTCCATTTATTGATACGACTACGACTAAATATAGCTACAACGGAGTCCACCCTGCATCATCTGAGACTTCCAACTTGGAGCATAGTGTTCTTACCTTTATAGCAGGATCAAATTTGGGTGGCTTTAGAGCCTATAGAAATGGCGTAGCTAAAGGATCAGGTAACACTTCCCTAGCAGACAACTCTAACGATACAGATAAAGCAGGTATTGGAGCGTACAGCCAAGGCTCATTGCACTTCGCAGGTAAGTTCCAAGAGGCGGTTATCTACGACAGCGACCAAAATGCAAATCGATCAGGAATACAGAATAACCAAGGATCACAATACGGAATAACAATATCTTAATTATCATGGCATATCTAATATTTGACAGCGAACAAGAAGCGGAACTCCGAAGCGAGCAAGCAGGAATACAAAAAGGACTTAGTTATCACAAGACTGCTTCTGGTAGTAGATACTGGTGGGGATGGGCTATTGAAGCAGCCGAAGAAGATCCTCGTGCGTACATCGAGATACAAAAGAATGTTTGGACAAACGAGGAGACAAACGAGGTACACACGAACATCCCTGATGAAGCCCTTTTAAATGATAACGATGAGTTGTTGGATGAGCTTCCAGGAGACTGGGTGTATCCTCCAGATCCAATGGCAAAAGACGAAGACACCGATGCCGATGACGAAGAAGAACCTCCGATTACAGACTAAAGATGATTGATTACCTTTTAAAGTTCGACACCAAGAACATGGCGATTGTGTTCGCTGAACAGATGGGGTTTACCACAACTGAGGACGAAGGCAACGGCATTGAAGTCACCCTTCCATTATCTCAAAGTGAGAACCACGTTTATACAGTCATTGGCGAACACTTTGTTGACACAGGAAAGACCGAAACTATTCGAGATGAAACTGGAATGGAATGGGATCAACCAGTAATGAAAGGTGATGGAAAGCATTGGGTTCTCTTTAGAGACATCAAGGGTGACATGGATGCCGAACCTGCCGAAGATTTTATAGTTTGGAGTAGTGCGATGACCGAGCGTGTTAGAAAACGTGATGAAGACGGACAGTTTGTTGCAGATGATCCAGACACACCAGAGGACGAAGCTTGGGAAGAAGTTCCTGTACCTCGTCCAGAGAACGCCCCCAACAGAATATTTTTATAATTTATGTACAATCAAAAAGACACAGCCGAACAGCTTTACACAAGTCTAGAAGGTAAACGTTTTAGTTATCTAGACAGGGGTAGACAGGCTTCTAAGTTGACTCTTCCTTATGTTTTAACTGATGAAGGTTTTGGTTCAAACTCACGGCTTAACACTCCATATCAAGGAATAGGAGCAAGAGGCGTGAATAATTTAGCTTCTAAACTTCTACTAGCTTTACTTCCTCCTAACGTTTCGTTCTTTAGATTACGTGTAGACACTAACAAACTTAAACAAGAAGGCGCACCGGAAGAAGTTGTAAGCGAAATAGATTCAGCTTTAAGGCAAGTTGAAGACGCTGTAATGGATGAAATAGCCCAGGAAAGATATAGAGTGTCAATTCACGAAGCTCTTAAACAGCTTATCATAACCGGAAACTGTTTGCTGTATATGCCTCAAGAAGGCGGTATGAGAGTCTTTAGATTGGATCGTTATGTAATAGAGAGAGATCCTATGGGCAACGTTCTAGCAATAGCAACTAAAGAAACCATGAGCTATGAGGCGTTAGATCCTGAGATAAAAGCTGCTATAGGCAAGCCTCAAGAAAGCTCGTCTAGCATAGACAACAATGTAAACCTTTTCACTGCTGTTTGTAGGTATGGAAACAAGTGGATACTGAAGCAAGATGTAAACGGTATTGTGTTGCCTCAGACTGGAGGGACTTTTCCTTTAGATAAAAATCCTTACATTCCTCTTAGATTCAGTAGGATTGATGGAGAGAATTTCGGTAGAGGTTATATAGAAGAGTATCTTGGAGACTTGCAATCTCTTGAGTCTTTGACTAGATCTATTGTTGAAGGTTCAAGTGCAGCAGCCAAAGTGCTTTTCTTGATTAATCCAAACGGAACTACAAGAGCTAAGACTCTTAGTGAAAGTCCTAACGGTGCTATTGTCCAAGGTAACGCTCAAGATGTTTCTACACTTCAGCTAAACAAATTCAACGACTTTAGAGTAGCAGCAGAAACAATTAACCAAATTAAAGACAGACTTGCTCAGAACTTCTTACTGACAAGTAGTGCAATTAGAAACGCTGAAAGAGTTACTGCTGAAGAAATACGTTTAGTTAGTCAGGAACTTGAGTCAGCTTTAGGTGGTATATTTTCTTTACTAAGCAATGAACTACAGCAGCCTTTACTGGCTCGATTAATGGACATAATGCAGAGTAAGAAGAAGATGCCTAAGTTGCCTAAAGACTTGGTGTCTCCTGTCATTGTTACAGGGTTAGACAGTTTAGGCAGACAAGGAGATCTTAACAGTCTTGACTCTTTCTTACTGGGAACTAGTCAAGTTCTAGGGCCAGAAGCTTTAGCAAGTTTTGTGAATGTATCAGAGTACATCAAACGTAGAGCTACAGCCCTTGGAATTAAAACAGCAGGTCTTATAAAGACTGAAGAGCAACTAGCTCAAGAGCAACAACAAGCTCAAATGACTCAGATGGCTGAGAAACTCGGCCCTGCCGGAATAAAGGCAATGAGCGATCAATCTCTAGCTGAACAACAACAGCAAGAAGAGCCAATAGAATAACAACCAAAAATGGGAGAAATAGAATATGGAACGTTACGAAATAAACGAGCCGACAGAAGGAGAACAAATGTCTCTGGAAGAAGAGTTAGCTCAACAAGAAGCAGCCAGACAACCAGAGCTTTCTGGACAAGAAGAAGTCCAAGAACAGCCAGAAGAGACTCAAGAGGAACAACCGGAGGATTTGATTCTTGGTAAATTTAAATCACAAGAAGACCTCGTTAAAGCCTACGAAAATCTTGAGAAGAAGTTTAGCGAGGAACAACCTAAAAAGGAAGAGCAGCCAGAAAGTGAAAGCGAGCCTCCGACAACACCGGACGTTTCTAACGCAATCCAAGAAGCTAGCAATGCTTTTGAAGAGAATGGAGAGTTAAGTGAAGACAACTACAAAGCTCTTGAAGATAACGGTATTCCTAGAGAGTTTGTTGAGGCTTACGTCAAAGGACAGCAAGCAACTGTAGAAGCTGAAGCAACAGCTATTACAGATTCTATCGGAGGTCAGGATAACTATGACGCTATGGTTGAGTGGGCTAAAGGTTCGTTGTCTAAGGACGAAGTTGAAAGCTATGATGACATGGTAACTAAAGGTTCTCAGAATTCAGCAATGATGGCAGTTAAAGGTTTGTATGCTCGTTTCGTTGGGGAAACCGGACAGCAGCCTGTTAAGATTGCTCAAGGACAAACAGCAGGAGCAGTTGTACAACCTTTCAGTAGTAACAGACAAATTGTCGAAGCTATGAAAGATTCAAGATACGACAGCGACCCTGCGTACCGTTCAGACGTAGAACAAAGAATTTCAGTATCAAACTTATAGATTATGATAACATACATTACAGAAAACAGTGCAGACATAATTGCAATAGCGACAGCTACTATAACACTTGCCAGTCTAATAAGTGCTATTACACCTAACAAGACAGACAACAAAGTTACTTCAGTGCTTGCTAAATTAATTAACTGGTTAGCACTTAACGTTGGCAAAGCGAAACCTAAAGAGTAATTATGATTAAGTTACTCGTAGGTTTCCTTTTTAACTTTCCAAGAATTTGCGAGTACTTCTTCAAAATTGTAGAAGCTTATGAAAAAGAAGCTTATAGCAGGAGTCGTGAGCGTAATCTTGATATTATCGATGACTGGCTGCAAGACGATGGGGCCTCCGGAGAGCAGGATTCCCCATTTCATCTTGAAACTGAAAGTCCATTCGTTCACCACCCAAGAAAAGGAGACAATAGGAGAGATCCTTAGATACGTGAACGATCTAGAGCATCGAAGATAAAAATTTCAACACACAACAAGACGCAAAATGAACCCAAAGGTTTGTTTTGGTGCAGCCCCTTGCGAGGGATAACTAATCTAAAAACACCCATAGGTCTTTTGTTTTATTGAGTGCGTTGTTCTAACAAAAACAACAAACATAAAAATAGAATAGAAAGGACATATTAAAATATGGCTAATATAACAACACTATCGAATTCCGGTCAGGCAACAGCAGTTGCAAACGGAAACGCCTCTGGAGGAGCAAATGACTTGTTCCTTAAGGTGTTCTCTGGGGAAATCTTGACCCAATTCGAAGAAGCAGCGGTAATGAAACCGTTGCATACAATCAGGACTATTAGTTCTGGTAAGTCAGCGTCATTCGCTGTAACTGGAATTGCTTCGGCAAAATACCACTCTCCAGGTCAAGATATAATGACCCAGAGTAACGGTTACCTCAGTGACATTAAGCACAATGAGAAAATCATCAACATCGATGACGTTCTTATAAGCTCAACCTTCGTTCCAAGAATTTCGGAACTTAAGAACCATTATGATGTTCGTAGCATTTATGCTAAAGAACTTGGTAAGGCTCTTGCTAAGAGATTCGACTTAGCGGTAATGAAGACTTGGGTTGCTGCTGCTAGAACTGCAACTCCAAACGTGTTTGGTGGTAAAGCAGGTATATCAGTAAACACTAACAACGCATTGGATACCCCTGCGGAAATCATTGAAGCATTATTCACAATGGCTCAAAGGCTTGACGAGAATGATGTTCCTAATGATGGAGCAAGGTTTGCTATCCTTCAACCTACACAGTACTACAAGCTGTTAACTTCAGACAACGTAGCAATCAATCGTGATAACGATGGTTCTGGTTCTGTAAGTAAAGGCACAGTACCTTCTGTTGCAGGTATTAAGTTGTATAAGTCTAACCACTTGGCAGACCTTAAGGGTCTAGGAGCAGAAGCTAACCAAGATCAGGACGATGACAACACAGCTAACGATGTGTTCGGTGGAAATGGAACAGGTTACAACGGTGACCTTTCTGACACTGGAATCATTGGTGGCCATCCGGCAGCGGTCGGCACCGTGAAATTGTTAGACCTGGCAACTGAATCTGACTACAGCGTCAGTCACCAAGGTACTTTATTCCTGGCAAAATATGCTCTAGGGCATGGAATTTTACGCCAAGAATGTGCTGCTGAGATTAGACTATAATCTTTGTAGAATAACAACGTCACAGGAGGGTTGGGGATCATTACGGTTCCCTTCCCTCCTTTTTCTTTTATACACACCAAGATAATTTATTTATGACACTTACAACACAGCTTGAAGCCGTTAACACAATGCTAGGATACATTGGAGAAGCTCCAGTAAACAGTATTTCAAATACATCAGAACTTCCTGTTTCGGCAGCGAATGCTGTAACAATTCTTGCTGAGACTTCTAAAGAAGTTCAAAGTGAAGGGTGGCATTTCAATACAGTAAAAGAGTATGTACTTACACCTTCTAATAGTGCAATAACTCTACCTTCAAACACTTTACAGATAGACCATGAAGGGACTAAAGATGTCGATCTAGTTCAACGAGGACTATCATTATACGACAGAAAAAACCAGACATCTACTTTCACAGAAGACATCAAAGTGACTATTGTAGTTGCTCTTGATTGGGAACAGCTTACAGAACAAGCAAGAAGGTACATATCTTTAAGAGCAGCTAGATCTCTTCAATCAAGACTTGTAGGTTCTAGAGAACTTGAAGCTCTTATTATTCGTGATGAATATACAGCTAAAGCCAACCTTGAAAGGTCAGACAACACGAATGCTGACAGAACAATTTTTGATAACTACGATGCTTACACAAGATTAGGCATTAACAGAAACCCAGATCTTTACTAATGTTAATAAATACTTCACTTCCAAACCTGATACAAGGAGTCAGTCAACAGCCAGACACTTTACGGTTTGATGGGCAATGTGAAGAACAGTTAAATGCGTTGTCTTCAGTGTCTGACGGTTTAAAGAAAAGACCGAACGCTAGGTACATTAAGAACCTATTAAGTTCTGCCATTGCCGATGGAGCCTTTGTACATTTCATTAACAGAGATAAGGCGGAGAAGTACGTTCTTATAATTAACAACAACCTGTTAAAAGTTTACAACATATTAGCAGCAGGAAGTGCAGTTAAAGAGGAAACTATTGGGAGTGGACATTACCTTCACATAAACGACAGCACGAAGCCAAGAGACATATTTAAAGCTCTAACAGTTAACGACAATACTTTTATTCTTAACACAACTACAGGAGTAGCTAAGGCTGATAACGGAGCTAGTCCTCCTGTCACTTTAAAGTCGGGGGTGTTTGCTGCAAGCGGTGCTGTACATAACAACCAAGCGATAGTTTTTGTAAAACAGGGACATTACCAGACTGACTACACAATCGATATAGATTTCACAGACACTACAGGAGCAGCAAAAACATCTAAAGCTACATACACATCTGGCCCTAGTGCATCTACAGGAGCTTCTCCAAATGCTAGAGCAGGACGCATAGCTTTCATGCTTCAAAGTAAACTAACAAGTGCTGTTCAAGAACACGATGCAGACCCAAGTAATCGTACTAACGGATTCACTTTGTCTACAGTAGACCAGTTTACTACAGGTGGTGGCACTCCATCTGATGGAATAGTATACCAAGTAGAAACGGATGCAGCGACTTCTACAGGTTATGGGTATCCTGCTTTTGTCATCTCCAGAACAGATGGCAGAGAGTTTAAAATAAAAGTATCTGACAGTAAGTCAGGAACAGCACTGGGAGTTGTTTATAAGGAAGTAGATTCAATATCTGATTTACCTAAGTCTGCCCCAAACAATTTCAAAGTAAAGGTAAGAGGAAGCGCAGAGGACAATGAAGATGATTATTATTTAAAGTTTGAGACTAATGATGGAGACACAAACTTCAGTGACGGAGGATGGGTTGAAGATGTAGGCTTTGGAGAAGAAAACACTTTAAAAGCTGAATCACTTCCTTACAAACTTGTTAACTCTGCTTTAAACACTTTCTCATTTGGGGCATGTACTTGGACAACATTACAATCTGGAGACAGTGACACAAACCCCTTCCCTACCTTTACAGCCAAAACAATTTCTAATTTATTTTTCTACAAGAACCGACTAGGTTTTCTTTCAGAAGGCAGTGTAATTCTTTCGGAAGCAGGAGAATACTTTAACTTCTTTAGGACAACTGTAAGAACCCTTCTGGACTCAGATCCTATTGATGTAAACGTAGCTAGTACAAAGGTTACAAAGCTAAAGTCAGCAGTAGGATTCCAAGAGAACCTTATACTGTTTGGAGAGCGTGGCCAGTTTGTACTTAAAGGGGGAGAATTACTTACTCCCAAAACAGTTTCAATAACACCAGTAACGAACTACGAGACAGACACAAGTACTCCACCATTGGAACTAGGCAGTTATATTTACTTTCCGTTTACAAGAGGAAGTTTCTCAGGAGTGCGTGAGTTTACAATTAACGCCAACACTGACACTTTTGATTCAGTTGAGATAACAGCACACGTACCTCAATACATACCTTCAGACATTTTAGACATGGCAGGATCTACTACAGAAAACTGCATCTGTGTTGTGAGTGAGTCCGATAATAAAAGCATGTATGTGTACAAATATTATTGGGAAGGTGGTCAGAAGATACTAGCAAGTTGGAGTAAGTTCACATTCCCCTTCTCTGTTGTTGGATTTGAGTTTGTTGAAAGCGATCTTTACATCGTAGCAACTAAGAACGGCAAGACTGAATTACTTGTACTGCCTTTTGAAGAGAAGCTTATCGACTCAGGAGCATCCTTTAATACTTATCTGGATCTTAGAGAAAGTAAGACAGTTTCTAACGGATCAATAACTCTTTCATTCACACCAGAAAGCGATGACGTAATACAGGTGTACACAAGAGAGTCCGGCAGTACTAAGGCAGGAGCTTTGATACCTTCAACAGTTAATGGAAGTACAGTTACGGTAAACACTTCACACAACAATACTCCAGTGTGGGTAGGCATTAAGTACGCCATGAGTTACACTTTTAGTGAGCAAATGTTTAAACAAAGGGCTAACCAAAAAAGAAGTCCATCAGGATACCAAAGACACTTTCTTAAAGGTGGTACGTTGTTCTTTGATGATACAGCTAGTTTCAAAGTAGAGGTTACACCAAAAGCTCGTCAGACTTACACCAACACGTTCACAAGTAACATTGTAGGCTCAACAACCATAGGAACCCTACCAATTGAATCAGGACACTTTTCGTTTCCTATAATGTCAGCAGCCAAGGACACAACTATAAAAATAATTAACGATTCAGCTTTGCCTGGAAATTTTCAGTCAGCAGAGTTTGAATCTTTTATACATTCAAGATCAAATCGTGTTTGACCGAGAAGTTATTAAATACCCAACTGTCGATGTTGTACAGGCACACCCAGATCATGCAGATTATCTAGCATCCAACCTTAGATCAGCAGATAACATGGAATGCATGTGTCTTGGGAAAAGACCTATAGAAGCTCTACACGAAGCTTTTAAGTTTGATATAGCAACTTTAACAGCCCTTAACAAGCAGGGAAAACCTATAGCCATGTTTGGCGTAGGTGAAGGAGACTTCTTTCCTTACATATGGATGTTAGGAACAAACGAGCTATCTAAAACTTGTAAAAAAGATTTTGTGAAGTTTTCAAAGCAATGGGTCATGGAGTTGTTAAAACTTACAGGAGGGATGGCCGGCAATTTCGTATACAAGTACAACAGACCTGCTGTTAGATGGCTGCGGTGGGTTGGAGCAGATTTCATAGGAGAAACAGAATTTAACAAAGAACCTTTTTACAAATTTATTTTAATCAATAACGAAGCAGAAGAATTATGTGTTCACCATTAGTATCAGTAGCAATGGGAGTTGCTCAATCGGCCTCTTCTATAATTGGACAGAGGCAACAAGCGGAAATGCAAGAACAAGCTCAAGCAACAGCTTCAGCCCAAGAAAGACAAAGATACCTTGCAGAAGTTTCAGCGATGCGAACTCAAGAGCAGCAAGAGATGATTGCAAGAGCGCAGAGAGTTCAAGAAGCTTCTAGAAGAGCTATGGAAGCTCGATCAAGAGCTACAGTAGCTGCCGGAGAATCTGGAATTTCTGGACTTAGTGTAAGTGCGTTGCTTGGAGATCTTACAAGAAAAGAAGCTGAGTATACGTTTTCTGAACAACGACAAGCAGAGATGGCAAGTGTTGGAAGACAGATTCAGCTTCAAGAATCTGGTATAGGATTCAATAGAAACATGCTTCGTATTAATAGACCAATAGAGCAACCTGATTATTTAGGTTCAGCACTTGGTGGAATTCAAACAGGACTTAGTAACTACAGCGTTATGAAAAACGCAGGTTTAATATAAAAAATTATGGCACAAGTACAGACAAATTTAGAACTTGGAAAAGTAACTCTTCAATCAGCAATCCCAAAAGCAGGTAAAAACAGAGTATTTGTAGCACCTTTACCTAGACAGACTTCAGCCCAAGTACTGGCAAAGAACTTATCTCAATTTAGTACTGTTCTCGGACAGTTCAGTAACGTGCAGCAGCAAAGAGCAGAGACGGACGCACTTACAATGACTAACGATGAGATTATAGCTCAAATGGATGGGGAAGGTAAGAAAATGGGGTTTTTAGATAAGATAGGTTATGAAAAGAAGTTTAATGAAACAGTTTACAGTAGAGATTTTGAATTAAGAACAAAGCCACTGTTTTCTCAATTTTCTTCAGAAATAAAAGAACAAGGAGTAGAAAGGCTTGCTGACCGTTCTTTGTTTGATAATTACATAAACAAAGGATTAGAAGATCTAGATAAAGAGATACGTGAAAAAATAAAAGACAAACCTTTCATGGCTGAAATCCACAACGCTATGTGGGGACAAGCCAGTGCTTCTTTTTACGCTGAAGAGTCGGCAATATATGACAAAAGAAGGGACGCTTACCTGTTAGACGCTACTGATGAAGTTTTTAAGTTAAACTTTCCAGACCCAGTAGCAGGAGACTTTGAAGAAACCTTTAAAAGCACTCAAAAATATTTTCAAGAGTATGATGCTGTATTTCAAGGACAAGGCGTTTCAAGAAGTAAAATCAAAGAAGGGTTTATTGGTATGGCAAGTAACAGGATTAAAGCTTTAGCTATGGACGGTAGACCTGACGAAGCTTACATGATGATTGACGCACTTAAAGGTGTTAAGTCTAATAAAACCGCACTATTTAATGACAAGACTACTTCTTTTCAAATACAGTCTTTAAAACGCTTTGTAAGAACTGAAGAAGAAAGACTTACAGATAGAAACTCTAAGTTAGAAGACCAAGTAGTAGATAATATCATTTTAGAAAAGATAAGCCCTCTTTTAAGGCAAAGTAAAGAGACAGCCGAACAGTTTAACAAGAGTTTACCTTTTCTTCCTCAACCTGAATATTTTAGTAACCCAGAAGTTACAGCTTTAATACAACTGGAAGACCTCGATGATGATGAACTTGTATCTAGGTTCGACACTTTGAAGTCAGACCGTTTACGTGAAACTTTTAGAAACAGAATAGAATCAATTAGAGAAGCCAAACAAAAAGAGGAAACCATACAAATAGAAGACGTTTTAAGAGACTCTAACCCCCTTGAAACGTTTACAGATGTAAGAGCAAGTTTTGAAGAGTTAGGATTGAAGTTTCTTACAAAAGAAAACATAAACAGATACCCTACTTTAATACAGGACATGGTTACAGGTTTAGATGCTAAAGGCATAACTCAAACTGTTCCAGGGTTTACAGGAAACGCTAAATTTAAACAACGAGAACTTTACGGTGCAGCTAAAAGAGATTTCGACACCGCAATGCGTAAAAAAGCTAGAGAGATTTTATTCGATCCAAAATTGGTAGATACAGGAGCTAAAGAGCAGAAATTAAAAAGGTACGGTATAGATCTAGCCAACGAGGTACTAACCGAAGCTGAAAGACAGTTTGAAGAGTTTGTACAAAAGGGTGTAAAAGAAGAACCTTTTAAACAAAACCAAATGGAAGGTAGTTCTTTGTTGGATGAGGATGAGAAAAATTTAGTGGAAAGTGGAATACTTAAACAGGAGGATGCTATATCAGGTAAAAAAGAAAGCGTCCTTGAAAGAAGTGACACGTTCCCAAATGACGGCAACAACAAACCAGATGTCAGTTTAAAGAAGAATTTTTGGTGGTGGGATAGAGGTTTCTTAGGTTCTAAATATGAACAAAACAATTTTGATGACTATGTTGAAAAATTTGAAAACACAAGCAAGTCTGGACTTTTTGAAAAAGACAAAGAAAAAGTTTCTGAAGTTTTTTCTAATTTAATAGAAATTTCTAGAAACCTTGATTACGCTCCTGCGTATTTAAAGACTATAAAAACAGGGGTTCTTAGAGAAGGTTTTGAAGCTGACGTATTCGCAAGCAACCAAGACATAAGAGACAGGCGCAGAGATATAGGACTGTTGATATTGAAAAGTGGAGTATCTGAAGAGGAGGCCGTTAAAGGTGTAGCCAATTTCACAGATGACACTACAGGTTTTCCAATAGACGATATAATTAAAAACAACTATGCAAAAATGCCTATTTTAACCATTCAAACAATAGAAGCATTTAATGCCGGAAACTTAGACGCAAAGAATTTAGTAAAACGCATCGTAGAACGAAACAAAATAAACGTAGATTCAAAAACTTTTGTAACTTTTCAAGAAGTGTTATTTGAAAATTTTACAGGATCATTAAACACCGAACAATAACAACATGGCATTTTCAGATTTATACAAACAAGGAATAAAAAAAGGTATTGAAGGTTACTCAACAATAGCTAAAGAAACTATAAAACCCGATGCTAGGTCTTATAAGTTAAGTTCTGGTGTTAACGAGGCAATGAACCCTTCTCAAACACCTCAAACAGGAGAAGAGGAAAAAGAAGGATTAAGCATGTTTGAAACCGCTTTGGATATAGCTTCTGCACCTTTAAGGGGGGCTTACGAAGCTTTTGAAAGTACAGCGGAACTGATTACAGGACAGAATTATGATTTAAATCCTTTAGGTGAAAGTAAAACTATGGTTGGAGGTTTTGTCGAAGGAATGTCTCAGTTTGTTGTAGGTTTTATTCCAGGTTTAAAGGTTGTAAAAGGTGTTAGTTATCTAGGTAAAGCTGCTAAAGGTAAATTTGTATCCAAGTTCATGAAAGGTGAGGCAAAACATCAGCGATCCACTCTACCTGTAGCCAAATCTTTAGCAAAAACAGACCCTAAAGGTGCTTTTGGAAAAATAGTTGGAGCTTCGGCTTTTTCTGATTTCGTAGCGTTTGAAGGACAAGAGGCAAGACTAAGCGACCTTGTACAAAACACCAGATTAGCAAACCCATTGACAGAATTTTTACAGTACGAAGGAAACGAAGACGATTCAGAGTACATGGGAAGATTTAAAAACGTTATGGAAGGAGCAGTACTTGAAGGGATTACTGGAGGTTTACTGTTTGGATTAGGAAAAGGTATTAAAGGCATGAAAGCTTTTAAAGATGCTTTAGCTAAAGGCAAGACACCCAAAGAAGCCGAAAAAGCAGGTGCAGCAGCCATGAACAAAACGGATGAAACTTTGGATAGCATAAACACTGATGAACCTTCAGTGGGGAACGACATCAAAAACGATCCCGATGACATGTTTATAACAGAACACGAAAAACTTGCAGATGAAGCGGAAAGTTTTGGTATAGACCCTAGAACACCCAAGGGAAAACTGAAAGCACAGACAACTTTGAAAAAAGCGATAGCAAAAGCTAAAAAAGAAAAGATTCCTAAACTTAAAAAAGCTAAAAGAGTCAGCGATCAAGAATTGGCAGAGCCTATGTATTTAGACGTAGACAGCGAAACATACAAAGGCATAAGAAAAGACGTAGACGATAAGTATAAAGAAATAAAACCAGACAAAATAGAAACTGGAGGAATTAGAGCGGTTCTTAGTAGTCTACTTAGAGGGGTAGCTGACAAATCCCAGATGCAAGCCGTAATGGATGATTACGTTTTAAGGTCTTCATTAATTAAAGACAAGGTTGAAATATCTGAAAAAGATTTTGATAGGATACTTGATAATTCAAGAGAGATTGATTACGCAGCAGGAGCGGATGGACAAACAAAATTATCTGTTGATGCAATCCTTAAAGGTGAAGACGTAGACGGTTGGCATGAGCAATGGTTGAGGCAGAACGCTGCGAGTTACGAGGTAATGAGAGAAGCCGGAGAGATAGCTGTAGGTTCAGCTAAAAAATGGGCAGACGCAGGACTCAACACTACAGACGGAGATTTATACAGGGAGTTTATAGACAGCGTTACTATGTATGAGTTAGCTGTGGATGTTAACGCACAAAGAGCGAGAAGAGACTCTAAGGCTTTACTTCAAAGAAAGTTCTTAAAAAACAAATTTAAAAACAAGAAAGTAAATCCTGTAGATTCAAAAATGGATGACCTTGATTACACAAAGTTTCTTTATGAAAGACTTGGCACTAAAGATCCGAAAAAGTTGGCTAAACAGATGTCAGTTTTAGGTTCTTTTGATGATTTAGACAACTTAAGAAGATCCGCAGATCTTGCAGAAAAAACATCAGGAAGAAGACTTTTAGACATTACTCAAGAGTATTGGATCAACAGTATTCTTAGTGGCCCTGCAACTCAAGTGGTAAACCTTATAGGAAACGCTTTAACAGGTGCAATGCTTTCAGCAGAAAGAGGATTAGGTGCAGCATTTAGCGGTAACACGGAACTTCTTAAAGCTACCTTCAACCTCACGTACACCATTGAGTCTTTTAAAGAGTCTCTAAACGCTGCTGCAATGTCTTTTAGAAATGACGATTCAATATTGATCAAAGGAAGCAAACAGTTTGATGATACTTCTGGAGAAGGAACTAAATCTATAACAGCAGCTAATGTGGGTAAAACTCTTCCTGGAAAACCTGAAATACCAGATAACAGTACACTTGGAGCAGCTATAAACGGTCTTGGAACAGGAACAAGATTTTTCACAAGACTTCTTACAACAGGTGACGAGTTCTTTAAGAATCTTGCATACAGAAAACAAATAAGAACTGAACTTGCTATGGACGCTTATGCAAAAATAAGAAAAGGACAAGGAAGCAACAAAACAGCAGGAGAACTTTTAGATGTCAATGACGGTATTCAATCTACAGGCAGAGAAATGAATGAAGTGTCGAAATATGTAGAAAAAAACCTAAACGATTACATTACAGAATCAGGCCATTACATGAGCGAAAAAGGTCTTTTGATTTCGGCAAAGCAAGCAGCAGAAAAAGCAGGTTTTACATTTGGAAAAGGACAAGAAAAGTTTATTAGGGATTACTTAAGTAAAGCTGAAAACAAGTTTGATAAAGATGCCACTATTCTTGACAAGATTTATAAAAGGTCAGAAAAAGCTGTAGAGTTTTCGGAGTTAGCTACACACACTTCAAAAATAGAAAGCGACTCAATTGTAGAACCTATTTCAAGAATACTAACAAAACATCCTGTTCTTAAATTTGTTGTTCCATTTCTTAGAACACCTGCAAACATTCTTAAGTTTGGTTACGAAAGAACACCTTTCGGACTTCTTAAAAACACAAGAAAAGAGTACTGGGATAAACTTAGAAAAGGGACAGACATAGAAAAAGCAGACGCTAGAGGAAAGCTTGCTTTAGGTTCTATGACTTCAGCAGCTACTGTTTTGTATTTGATGTCCGGTAAAGAGTTTATAACAGGAGGTGGGCCTAGAAACAGAAACGAAGCAGACGCACTTAAACAGACCGGATGGCAACCTTATTCGGTAAAAGTTGGAGACAAATATTATAGTTACCAACGTCTAGATCCTCTTGCTACTATGATGCAGATGTCAGCAGATTTTAGTGACTATTTAAAATACGAAGTTCGTGATGATGATGACAGAAACGCTGCTCAAATCTTTGGTGCTATGTCGCTTGTTTATGCAGTAAACATGACAGACAAAACTTTCCTTAAAGGTGTCAACAACATGCTTAACGTGTTTAGAGATCCTGAGTACTATGGCCCTAAACTTTTTAAAGACATTAGCGGAGGTTTCGTTCCAAACCTTGTAAATCAAGCAAGAAATACTCAGTCAGAAATAATGGTTAAAGAAGCCAAGAATTTCAGTGACACGCTTCTTAAGCGAGTTCCAGGATTAGATAAAAAGGTAGCTCCTAAAAGGAACGTTATTGGAGAAGAAATTTACAGGGAAAATCCGGCTGCAACTTACGGTTTAGATTACTTAAATGTGGTTAATCCTTTTTATGTATCTAAAGATAAAAAAGACGTTGTCTTCAATGAAATAGCTAAGACTCGTCATGGGTATACATTGCCTTCTAGGTACTTGTTTGGTGTTAAAGATATCAACCTTGAAGAAGTAGAATCAAACGTTGGTAAATACGACACTTACGATAGGCTTCAAGAACTTATGGGTACTTTAAAACTCGAAGGCAGGACTCTTAGACAAACACTTAAAAAAGCTATGAGTACAAAAGAATATCAAAGCATACCTAATTTGAGTGTCTACGAAACAACTGGAGAAAAGTCTCCGAAGATAGACATCATTAACGGCATAATTCAAGCTTACAAATCAAAAGCTAGAGCGCAAGTTCTTCAAGAAAACCCAGAACTGTTAGAGAGATACAAACAGGCAATACAAGCAGGAGCGGAAGCATTTACACCTCAATAGAAAACTTAAAACTTAACAGAAATTATTTATGGCAAATTCATATATCGAATATTCAACAGCAGGTACTGGTACAAACGGTCTGGGACAAAACCAATTTAGTTACGCAGACATAGATGTTCTTAGCGCGGATGATATTAAATGCAGAGGGTACGCAATGAATCAATGGAACGATGTTCCTGTTTCAAGTCAAGGCGCACTCACCAACTCAACTACAAAGAAAATTACAATTACTGCTTCAAGTGCTGTGGCTTATTCTATAGTTCGATTGTATCGCTCAACCACTTCAAACGCACTTGTAGACTTTGTTGATGGCGCACGACTGACCGAAAGTGATCTTGATACTGCCTACAAACAAGGACTTTTTGTTGCTCAAGAAGTTGCAGAGAACGCTTCAACCGATGGAGCTTCTGGTGTAGCCAATCTTACCGACAACAACCTTGCAGAATCCTTTTATAAAGAGGGATTGATGGTAGTTACAGCTACTCCATCAGGAACAGGAGCGCAGGGAACTGTAACCTTACACTCAGACTTTAATACTTTAAGTTACACTAAGATTGGTAACAGAGTGTTTGTCTCTGGAAGATTAAAAGTAGCATCAGTAAGTGGTTCTCCAAATGGAGCTTTAAATCTCACAACACTTCCTTATACTTCTGCTAGTCTCGCTGATGAGGCAGGTGCTTCAATTAGTGCTATAAATCTACATAACGCAACAGGAGCAAATGTTGATGATATTACAGGATGGATTAATGAAAACTCAGCCACTTTATCCCTTTATTATGTGGAAACTACCGATGCTGCAAATAGCACAGGTAATTCACTTGCTTCTAAATTACAGGCTAACACTGAGATTTACATCAGCCTAAACTACGTCACAGCAGCTTAATAATAGAAATGAACAATCAATTCACGACTCCCACCGTTGGAGTTTTAGGACTACTCGCAAATATAACTCTCAATGATGTAAATGAGCTTCTTGCCGTAATGGTGGGTCTGGCAACGCTCGTTTATATGAGTTTAAAGATCATCAAGGAAATACGAAAAAAGGATAAATAGATTTATGGAAGACAGCAGCAAAATGGAAGTCTTACAAGGACTTTTAACAGATGAGTTTATAGAAAGAATTAAAACAGGAGACGCTGAACCTTCGCTACTTAATGCAGCCAGACAGTTTCTTAAAGACAACGGTATTCACTCAGGTATCAAACAAGACGATAAGATACAGGATCTTGTAAGTATCCTTCCGTTTAAAGACACTGATGACGAAGAAGAGATTGCCAAAACCAATTAAAAGTTATGAGAAATTACCGAAAGGAATACGACACATATCACAGCAAACCTAAACAAAAGAAACGTAGAGCCGGAAGAAACAAAGCTAGAAGGTTGGCTATTAAATCCAGGGGTAGGTCAGCTCTTAAAGGTAAAGACGTAGACCACAAGGATCGAAACCCTCTTAACAACAGTAGAAGCAATCTAAGAATTCAATCTAAATCAAGAAACAGATCTAGAAATAAATAAGCATGGACACACCGGAGGAACTTAAGGACTTTAGGAATTTTTTATACCTTGTCTGGAAACACCTCAATCTCCCTGACCCCACTGATATACAATACGAGATTGCAGACTGGATGCAGAACGGCCCAAGAAGAGCCGTCATTCAAGGGTTTCGAGGTGTAGGCAAAAGTTGGATATGTTCAGCTTACGTTGTTCACCAGTTGCTGCTAGATCCTTCAAAGAATATTCTTGTATGTTCAGCGAGTAAGACTAGAGCCGATGACTTTTCCACATTTACTTTAAGACTAATTCATGAGATGCCGTTGTTGGCTAACCTTATACCCTCTTCTACTCAAAGATTTTCAAAGATAAGTTTTGATGTTGGCCTTGCTCCGGCTAGTCATGCACCAAGTGTAAAGAGTTTGGGCATCACCTCCCAACTAACCGGAAGCAGGGCTGACATTATTGTGGCAGATGACGTGGAGGTTCCAAACAATTCAGCCACACAAGGGATGAGAGATAAACTTGGAGAGCAGGTAAAGGAGTTTGAATCGATACTCAAGCCTGACAAGGAATCCAAAATCGTCTTTCTGGGTACGCCACAATGCGAGGACTCACTGTATAATAAACTAATGGAGAGGGATTATACAGCGTGTATATGGCCTTGCAAACATATAACTCCTCAAGTTAACGAGAAGAAGTACTACGGAAGAGTTAGCCCCCTTTGTGTGTCTGAAGAAAACAAGGACAAGTCTACAGAACCTTTAAGATTCAGTGAGATTGATTTAGCGGAACGTGAAGTCAGTTATGGTAAAGCAGGATTCGCAATGCAGTTCATGCTCGACAGTAAACTGTCAGACCTTGACCGATACCCATTAAAAGTTAACGACCTAGTAGTCATGGACATCGATGACGAATTAGCTCCTGAGAAAGTTGTTTGGGCGCAAAGTCCTGAGCTTGCTTGGGGTGGAGAGATTCCAAACGTAGGATTTACTGGTGACAGATTCTACAGACCATTTAAACAAGTTGGAGACATGGTAGATTACTCAGGATCAGTTATGAGCATTGACCCTTCCGGTCGTGGTCGTGACGAAACATCTTGGGCTATCGTTAAGATGCTTAATGGTTATCTTTATGTTCCTGATGCCGGAGGGATGCAAGGAGGCTATGGTGAAGACGTTCTTAAGGTGCTTGCGTTAAAAGCAAAGAAACATAAGGTTAACTACATAATCGTTGAGAGTAACTTTGGGGACGGCATGTTTAGTGAGCTTTTTAAACCTTTCCTAAACAAGATACATCCCTGCTCAATAGAGGAAGTCAGACACAGTATACAAAAGGAAAAGAGAATTATAGACACTCTTGAACCTGTAATGAGTCAACACAAGCTTGTAATGTCTCCAGAAGTCATCAAGAACGACTTTAACTCAGCCCAGAACTACCCTCTTGAATCCCAACTTAAGTACCAATTGATCTACCAGTTATCCAGAATAACCAGAGATCGAGGAGCAATTACTCACGATGACCGTTTGGATGCTCTAGCTATTGCTGTAACTTACTGGGCCGACCAGATGGCTCAAGATGCCGAAAAGAAGATGAAGGATCGAAAAGAAGACTTATTAGATCAAGAACTTCAAAAGATGGCTGACAGCTACTTCGGGAACAAAGACAACCATAAGAATAGCCTTAACTGGCTCTAGGATCAACGAGAAGAGCCTTGAGGCTTAAAAACGTGTAAGTACACCATTTAACATTACAACAATTTTAAAAGGAAATATGAAAGACATCACAGAAGACCTCTTCAAGGCCCAAGAACACATCAGTAAGGCCATAGAATCCCTAAAAGAACTAGAGAAGCTTAAAGATAGACCAAAAGCTATTCCATTTCCAACAAATAGCATCCCAAGAGAAGACCTTAATGTAGCCATTTGTGTCGGTCACAGCAGAAAGGGAGACACAGGAGCCGTAAGTGCCGGAGGTACAAACGAGTGGACTTACAACAAAAAAGTAGCAGAATACCTAAAGTCAGACCTACAGGAGTATGGGATCAGTTCGTTTATTGTAGATGACTATGGAGGTACTTACGGCTCCTACACTTCATCCATGAACTGGCTAGTAAAACACCTAAACAAACAAAAAGCTTCCATAGCTATCGAACTACACTTTAACGCCTCTTCAAATGTTAAAGCTGAAGGTATGGAAATGCTCTACTGGAATACCTCTAGGATTGGCCTCAGCTTATCCGAATATCTCCTTAAGAGTTGTCAAAGATTCTTTCCTCTTACAAAAAATAGAGGAACTAAAGCAATCAAAAAGGGCGATAGAGGTGCTACGTTCTTAAGGCTGCCTTCAGTGCCTTGTATCATTACTGAACCTTTCTTTGGTTCTTCCTGGCATGACTGGATTACCTTTGCTGATAAAGAGTCAACTTTAAGCCAAGCTTTAGCTCTAGGAATCAAAGAATGGAGTGACGAACATATCCTTTAATTATAGGTCTTTTTAATTTGTTCGGGTATAGGAGGACAGAAGGACTCAAATAATCCTTACTATTAGATAACTATTAGTCAACCTATGGAAATAGAGTTTTAATAGTTTTGTTAATAGTCGTTGTAAGTTGTTTCCTATAGATAACTTAAAGTAACTTAAAGTATCTTAAAGTACTTATAGTGTCTTACAGTTGGTTAAAAGTGACTGTAATCAACTACCTACAAACACAACCCCTCAGAAACCTTTAGTTTTGGTGCAAAAATCTGTTGAGGTAATGTATAGAATGCGGCCGCTCCTGACCCCCGATGAGGTATAGAAGCCGGTCAAAACTATCATTAATTGAAATTCTAAGGGGGGCCGTCACTTAAAAATGTCACCTAACGACTTAAAACATTATTATAATAGACTGCACTCCAGACTATAGAGATTGAGAGATTGAAACCATTATTAACTACTGTTCAAACGAATACTATCATGGCTCGTTTTCAAATTCGAGTGTGTGTTTGTTTGTTGATGTTTTTGCCATATGAACAATAAAAACACTTATAAACCTAAAAGCCTATTAATAGCCGGACACAAACTAGCTATTGAGTACCGGAAAGACTTTGAAGATTTTGGACAATTCAACGTTGATCGGATGACTATAATTATAAGAGACTCACTAAACCCAAAAGAAACACTTTCAACAATCATCCATGAGTCAGTCCACGCAATTTTAGCCCTTTCCGGACTTAGTTATCTGATTGATGATGAAGCAAAAGAAGAGGCACTTGTAAGGGCTATTGATTACTTACTAATCCCAATCATCAAAAGAGAACTAAAAGCATTCAACGAGTCTTAAAAGTATCTTTATATTTTCTTGCAAATAACTTGCAATCATCGATTAAAAGCTTAGAATTAATACGCCTAAAATAGGCATTAAATTAAACCATAAATAAAAAAAATGAAAATTAACGAAGTAAAAAAGACAATTGCAGCTATTGAGAATCAAGTAATGAGCCTAGTTATCAGTGATTGCATTAAGAACCCACTAATTGCAGCCGGATTTATTAAAGACTATAAACTTAATGACCATAATCTATTCTATGAATCTTTAAACGAGTTCAATATCTCTAGCTTGCTAGATTATCTTGATTACCTATGCGACAACAAAGAAAACAGAGAGTTTATTAACTCTTATCTAAACATAGACTTTCCATGCATATCAAGTTCCGGTCGTTATGATATTGGAAATATTAAAGGTTCGGAAGTTGTCGAAATAGATAGCCATATGATTAATATGGATATTTACAGGCTCAAAGACCAGTTGAGGAACGCAAGAGATACAATTAAAAGCCTTTTGAAATTTAGCAAGCTTCCAATCATAGAAAAGCCAATTGAGGACAATTCGCATTCATTCCGTCCGGCTTATGGTGAGTATTAATAATCAACTAACTAACCCATAAATAAACTAACTATCATGAAAAAAGAAACTAAAACCTTACTCAACAAGCTTGATAATTTACGAGCTAAGCAAGAAGATCTAACTTCAGATTTAGTGAAATCTTTACTAATTCAAGAAATATGTCCGAATGCTTTTGACAACGGATCGTGTAAATCTTTTGTAGCTATTAAAGGCACTGAAGACAAAAAAAGCTTTAATCTTTATAAACTATCAAAGGCAAAGTTTCCTAGGGATTTCTCGTTAGTCGTTACTGATGGAAAAGGCAAAAGATCAGTTTATGATTTAGAGCCTTTTGAGAAGCTTGAGGAGCTTGAGCTATTAAATCCGAAACGCATACTAGCCTAATTCGAAACCGCCACAAGGCGGTCTATATGGAACGGTCACCATATACTGAAGAGATAGACCACTAACCCATAAATAAACTAACTATCATGAAAAACGAAATCAAAAAACTATCCTTTTATGAACGCGCATGTGAACACTTAAGATCCATGGCAGAGTTGCCGGATGGCCCACGCAAGCATTGGCCTGTGCCGAATGACTTTAGGGCTAGCGCTGAAGAAGTTGCCGCGGCCCTTAGAAGAAACTTTTACAAAAGTTGGTATTAGGCGCGTACATCGATGAGATAGACCAATAACCCATAAATAACTAAAAAAATGAATAGAGAACTAATAATTGAGCTAGTTGAATCTGGTAATAATGAAGGGCTTTGCACAGCTTGCGGTGAAATTGCAGATTGCGTTGAGCCGGACGCAAGAAATTACACTTGTAACGCTTGCGGTGAAAATAAGGTTTTTGGAGCCGAAGAATTATTGATCACTTTAATCTAACCCATAAATAAAAACAAAATGAAAAAAGAAACTAAAATATATAGCGGTAGTCTTGAAACTAGGGAACGCTGCAAAAGTCCGGAAGATAGAAGAAGCCTTCTAAAAATTGAAAGCATAGACGCAAGATTACTAAAAGACTTAAGAGGTGTAGAGCCTTATGGTAACGAGCCTATTAGTATAGATTCGAACACTTATAAAGTATGTTATAATCGTGGCAATGCTAGAATATGGATTGAGGGTAAACGTTTAATCAATAACGGAATTTACAACGGTTTAAAATTCGTTAAATCCGTTAATGATTACGGTATTATTTTAAAGTTCTTACCGTCCGACTATGCGGGAAAGTCTCACAAGATAGCCGGTAGCGTTGAACGTCCTATAATTGATCTAAATGGCAAGTATCTAACTAAGTTCTTTGGGGATGCTGAAAATTACAAGGTGACCTTTTGGAAAGGTTTAAACCTCCATTATATAATAATCGAAAAAGTTTAAAGAGTATGGAATTCTTATTAATACCCTTAGCAATTCTAACGGTCTTTTTTATAGCCGTTGCTATCATAGAAAAACTAAACCCATAAAAAAAGTGCCATTACTTAATAAAGGAAATTCAAAAACCGTAAAAGGTGAAAAGTTAGGATATAGGACATATGGCCTACACCTTGCGCCTTATAACCTATCAGGCCGGAACATCTGCCCTCATGCCTCAAAAGGTTGTGCTAAAAGTTGTTTAAACACTGCCGGACGTGGAGCAATGCAAAACGTGCAAGATGCTAGAATAAAGAAAACTCAAAGATTCTTTACAAATCGTAGAGAGTTCTTAAGTGACTTGAAAAAGGAAATCACAAGCTCTATTAAATCAGCTAAAAGAGCCGGATACATTCCGGCATTGCGTTTAAATCTGACTTCAGACTTGCCTTGGCATAAAATAGGGAACGACCGGAACGCTTCAATTATAGAGGAATTTCCGGAACTGCAATCATACGACTACACAAAAGACTATAGACGTATGATTGACTTTCTTGATGGCAAGCTGCCGGATAACTATGATTTAACTTTTAGTTATTCGGAAGATACAACGGATAAGCAACTTAAAACCATTCTTGCAAAAGGTGGCAAGGTTGCGGCCGTTTTTAGAGGGCCGGAACTACCTAAGAGCTACCTAGGTTTTAAAGTAGTGGACGGTGATGAATCGGATTTAAGATTCTTAGATCCTAAAGGCGTGATTGTCGGACTAGTTGCAAAAGGCAAGGCTAAGAAAGATAAAAGCGGTTTTGTAATAGATCCAGAAAATTAACCAAAAACAAAAACCGGATTTCTAATTGATTTTAGATTTCCGGTTTTTTTTATTTTTTTTTTATTTTAATTACTATCATTCGGGCGCATTCGAGCGCATTCGAGCAACCCATAACAAACAAAAAACATATGTATATAGATGAAGAAGAAGCCCTAGAAGAAGTCTGGAAATCCCTGGAATTACT